ATATTATAATAGAATCATGGAAAGGAGGTAAGACAATGAGCAAAAATAAAAGCGGCAACAAGAAAGCCAGCCCCGAAAGCAAGCTCAATCTTGTTACCGCAATCCTAAACCTCGTAATCGCTTTCATACTTTTGTTTGATAAGCTTACGAGCTAGGGAGGAAAGGGGAGCAATCCCCTTCCCTCTTAGATGATAACAAAGCGCCCGCTCATTGTCAAATCATTATGGATGTCCTAATCTATGTGCTTATTGGCATCAGCATTGTCTTGTCATTGTTGGCCATCATTCTATCTATTAAGGCTATCCGGAAAGGAAGAAAGTAAGTGCAAGAATCTGATAAGTATGCCTCACAGAAAAACCATCTTTCAAAACAAAAGCAATTGCGCGTGTGGGTAAATCCTGATAAATATGAGGCATTCAAACAGAAAGTAGAAGCAAATGGTACTTCAATCTATTCCCTTATTAACGCATGGATCGACCAATATCTGTATGAGTCGGAGTCATAACACTCCGGCTCTTTTTTCATCGCCAGCCCCCTACCCCCAGCCGTCCTGCGATGATCTTTCCCACAAGTCCATTTGGTGCAGGCCGCCGGTACTGCCCCGGCGTACGCTTTCGCCTGCATAGCCCGCCAGCGAGGATGACACCGGCGGGTTTCAGGAGGTTTGGAGAATCATGAAAAAAGCACCTGAAAAATCATCCTACTTACAATTGTAAGACGATTTCTCAGGTGCGTGCACCCAAACGGGTGCAAATAAAAAATATTTTCACATTTATTTTTCTCGTTCTCCTTCGTCCCAGCAGAAATCATCCAACCCCACATGATAATGGTTTGCAATGAGCTTTAGCTCTTTTAAACTTGGCTCCCGTTCCCCTCTCTCATATCTGCGCAAAGTGTTTGAGCCCAGTCCAATCAGCTCCGATTTTACCCGTGTTTTAGGGATTGGGCGCTCTCGCTCTCTCAGTTTTTTAAGCCGTTCTGGGAAAGTACTCACTCGCTCCTCCCCTTCTTCCACTGAAAGAAATACTCAAAGGGTTTGCCCGTGACGCGCAGGACTTTCCTGACATGCATGGGCGGCACCCGCGCCTGCTTGCTGTAATATGCAATCGAGCTGTCATACATCCCACACAGCCGGGACAGTTCGCTCAGCTTCAGCCCCATTGCCCGGATTCGCTGCCTCGCGTCTGGCCTGTACCGAATAACTCCCCGCCGCGCCATACAGCGAATGATCAGATATAGTTCATCAAGATCCAGGCGATGGTCTGTCATGCCGTCGCACCTTCTGTCATACCCTCGCATGCTGCACAGTTCATTTTCTGTGAACGGCGCAATCACTGGCACTTGTTTTCTTCCTCCATTTCAACCGCAAAAGCCAGTCTACACAGAGCGTGTACAAGATGGTCATTTGTATCATCTCCAGCCAGCCATGCAAATACATGCGTAAGCGCCCGACCCACATGCTCTCTTTCTGAGATCAGCTTGTAGTTGTTCTCTGTGTAATGGTGAAGCGTGTCAGACTCATATCGCACATGGCTCAGCGCCAACATCGCACGCGGCGGCAGCCACTCAGATTTATAGGGTCTGTCCGACTGTACTCCGCCGGATGCATTTTCTGTCTTGTCTGTTTCTTTTGCAAGTGTTCCCATAATATCCTCCTTATTTCAAAGCAATTCCCGCTTCTTCCTTGAGCGTAGTTTTGAGATCGGCCAGCGAAACACGACGCTCTCCAATCTCCTGGCATAGTGCCTCCACATAATTATGGAGGCGCTGCAAGTCCTCTATTTCATATCCCTCTTTGTCCCGCAGGACTGTAAAGAAAATCGCCATCACAGAGCCCGCCGCCTCATCGGTCGCCTCTTTCTTTGCTTTCTGCACATCTGCCAGCGTCATTGGTACACGATGTGGATTTGTCTTACGCATGGCGTTCCTCCCTGTCCGCCTGGGCCAGTTCGCGGAGGCGGCCAGGCGTTACGCCCAGAGCTTGTCCGGCCAGATTCAAAACGGCGTCTTCGTTGAAGGTCCTTCTTTGGGCTTCTTTCGCCTGCTCCAGCTCGGCCCTCAGCTTCTCGTTTTCGGCCTGGAGCGCAGAGAGGGCGGTGGCCGCATTCGTACAGGCATCTGCAAAATTACACCCCAGCTTGTAAGCGATCAAATCCTCGCTGTACTGCTCTAACCGCTCAATCAGCTTTTCGTAGTCCATCATGCGTCCTCCTCTCCCTCCGGCGGGCGGCGGTAGAAATCCCCGCTAGTTTCTTCAACCGCATATATGTTTCCGTTTGGTGTTGTAATAAATCCACGCTCGCAAAGACACCAAATGTCCATCCTTCCCCACCATACGGGTGTAGGGGCTTCCATCTCCCGCAGCTGCTCCAGCGTCAGCGGCTCGTTCGGCGGGGTGAGGGTGGGCGCTTCTTCTATGGCGCGGATCATCTCCCAAATCATCTTGTTTTCTGCCTTAGCTACATTTAGCAGCCAGCTTGTTCCCGCTCCCGCTGTATAGTCGTCCTGAAACATAGCTGCTTCTTTCTTCCAGTTTTTTAACGGCAGGCTTTCCGAATCAATCTTTCGCTTCATCTTTCAGCATCTCCATCTCCTCCGCGCTCAGAATCGGTGCGCGGGTGTTCCAGGCGAGGCGGGCTTTACTTATTCCGCGTTGTCTGCTTTCCTCCGTCATCGGGGTGGATATTCCAGTTTCAGTCTTTATTAATTCATGTGTTCCCATGTAATTTGTTTTACCTCCACATTCTGCGCAGACTACCCAAGCACCGCATAACCCATATTCAACTTCCTGCACCCGCAATTCCGGTCTTCCTCCGCTTGGACAGAATGGACACGGAATCAGCACCCCCGCATCTGTCAGCCGCTTCGCCGCCTCGTGGTCGCCCAGCAGGGCTTTTTGTTCGTCTGTCATTACAAGTTCCTCCCCACCGCTTCATCGTGTGCTGCCTCAATCCCGATCTCCGTCCGTGGATTCTGCTTATCGTAGTAAACGCGGCTGCCGTCGTGCCCGGCCACAATGCAATAGTTGTCGTCTGCCAGAATCCCCGCTTCCACCAGTATGTCGTCCACTGCCTGCAGCAGGTTCACCAGGTCTGTCCTGCGCCGGGTTGGCAGATAGAACAGACACCGGACATTGACCGGCGTGCAGATTGGCTCTGCGGGCGCCGGCCGCAGAAACCACCTTGCCGCCTCTGCGTACTGCTCATACTGCGGAGACGGCTTCACAAACCGCCGGCCGGTTCTGGCATTGTACATGATTTGCTGGTGATTCTTCTTCGTCACCGGCGCAAGCGGGATGGTATATCTAAGCTCCATGTCCGCCCTCCAGTTCCAGCAGCTTTGCCAGCGCCTGCTTCTCGTACTCCCCAGGCGCGCCCATGTCCCGGATATCCGGTTTCTTCTGCCGTCCCCGTTCCTCGTTCAGCCGATCCACCACCCAGGAGAGAATGGCCCGGTAGTCCGAGGCATATTTCTTCCCGGTCGCGCCCTTGTAGTTGTCCAGAATCGCAATGAGCCGCTCGGTGTCGGCGGGGCCATGAGCAGCAAGCAGTTTCTCGTGCTCGCTGTTGGTCATGGTCACATTCTCCGCCCATTGGACCTTTGGCTCTTTCGCTTCCTTCGCGCGCGCCCCATGATCCTCCTTCCGGTAGGAAGGGGATAGATCGGTATTGGTTTCGGTTTCGGTATTGCTATGTTTTGCATGGGCTTGCTCAGGCTTGCCAGCGTTTGCTTGCGTTTGCTTAACTTTGCCAGACTTTGCTTGCGCTCCTTTCTTCCCGGCCTCGCTTCTGGCCTCGGAAAGTTCCGCATAATTTGCCCTGTATCGATCTTCCTGCATCTTCACACGGGGCAGCAAAATCCTCTCTGCTCCGGTCAATTCCGGCATCTGTCCTGTCGCGCTGTATTGCAGCAGCGCGCGGATCAGCCGCCCAAATTCTTCATCTGACAGCGCCGACATCTCTTCGAGATATTCATGGGGCAGCGCCGCATAGTTTCTCGCCATGCCATCCACCCCCACTAGAACGGCAGCTGGCTGTCCTCGCCCTCCAGCACGGCAAAGTCCGAAGCCGGTGCAGGCTTTACGCCAGAGTGCGGTGCGCCATTGGCCCCGGCATCCCGCTTTTGTTCTCCGAAATAGACATTGTCGGCAACTATCTCGGCTTTGCGGCGCTTGTTTCCATCTTTATCCTCCCAGTCGCGGATCTGCAGCCTGCCGGACACAACCGCCATCTGGCCCCGGCCAAAGTATTTGTCCACAAATTCCGCCGTACCTCGCCAGGCCACACATTCGATGAAATCTGTCTCCCGCTCTGCGCCCTTTTCGGCATAGTCCCGATCCACCGCCAGCGTGAACTTTGTAACAGCCTTCCCGCTCTGTGTCTGGCGCCGCTCCGGCTCTTTTGTGAGCCGTCCCATGATTGTGATATGATTCAGTGCCATAGCTTTCTCCTTTACTTCTGATAGGTCAGCCGGAAGTCATCCCAGTCTGGATATTTCCGGCGCATGTAGTCAAAAATCTCGCGTCTGAGGTATTCCCGCTGCACGCTCTGGTCGTAGAGCCGGTGGCAGTCCGGGCAGAGCGTCACAAGATTCTGCTCAATTCCAAGGCCGCCCTGCGCTCTGCTTATGATGTGTGCATTCGGAATCCCGGCCCGGTGGCAGATCACGCACAGGCCGCGGTCGCGCGCATAGACGCGTTCCTTTACCTCACGCGAGATCGCCAGCGCCTTTGTCCGCTTTTGCATTGCCCCATTCCTCCATCATCCCGGCCAGCTTGTCCGGCGGCAGCGTCTCAATGCCGACCGCCCGGCAGTCCTGCACAATGTTGTCAATCAGCCGGGACATCTGTTTTGTGTTGTAGGTGGATGAGCCATAATAGGCCCGGATCACAACCCGCTGCCCGTCCGGCGTGAAATCCACCTGTTCTGTCGGCCATCCGGTACCAAGCTTTTCCCACGCGACGCGGAATGTCTTTGCCTCGTCCTCCGCGAGTGTGAAATCTTTGTGCGGGCCAAACTTTTTGATTGTCTGCCGGTAGATTTCCTCTTTCTCAATGCCTGTCTCCTGCGCCAGTTTTTCAAGTAGAACCCAGCAGTAGGAATTTGCATCCAGACTGCGCTTGTCCCTGTGCGCCTTGATCTCCGCATCGTATCTGGCATCCATCTTTTCGAGCACAAAACCCCGGCACGGCGCTGCTTCCTCCGGCCTCAAGCACAGCCATACGCCGGTATCGTCCGTCAGGATCTTCGCATCACGAAAGGTCACTTTCATGGCTCCGCTGCACTCCATACAAAGCACCGTTTCCCTGTGGTGATATTGTCAATGGCAAGTCCGCGAATGGTTCTGTTTCTTTCGTCATATGCGATTTTCTCAACGCAAAAGCTGTCATAGCAGGCCGGCTTCCCGCCTCTTTCCCTGATCTGGCATTTGTCCGCCTTGACAAAAATCTGCGGTGCAGTGTAAAGCTCCCGGCCAATGCCCCAGTTGGTACAGGCCCGTTTAAAACTGTCCGACGCAGCTCCCTTTTCCTTCTCAATGTTTGATTCCGTGCCGCAGTCAGTTTTCTCCACCCACTCCCGGCGGTCGGCATCATAAATACCAACCGTGCAGTACAATACGCCACCGATCACTTCATGGCTTCTCTGCCAGTACATGGGGCCAACCACTGCATCCAGCATCCGCATATCCACACGGGCATTTTTGTAAAGCAGCAGGCTCACACCGTACTGGTTACACTGCCCAATCCGTACTTCGATATCGTCTTTCTCCAGCAGAGGGAAATTAAACTGTTCCATCGTGTACCTCCTTCAGTGGGCAGCTCTGTTCCCGGTCATATGTATCAAAAATCAGGTTGTGCGTCAGACGGCACCGGCTCCTCTGCAGCCCGTCCGGGTAGCAGAACTCGCAGTTCTGACACCACACCCGATCCTCCGGAAACCACACTGTCACCTTTGTCTGCATTCTGGTGTAGTATCTCACGCCGTTTGCGCGCATCGTGTTTCCCGCCTTTCTCTCAGCCATTCCGCGTAATCTTCCAGGGCAATGTCGTCCTCCGCAACCCAGCGCCGCGCAAACGCCGCCCGGCCCTTGCCGGTATGGTATTTCCCGTACAGCGTGTGATACAGCTCCGGGCTCCACTGGTCAATTTTGCAGTCGAGATATGCCTCATAGAAATCGCGGTCATACCCTCTGTCATAGGCGTACCGCTCTGCCGCCTCCGGCGTGATGGACTCCACGAGGCAGTCCCGGCAGACGCCGCCGAACAGATCTTCCTCCAGATGCCAGCTACCGCACCGTCCGCACTGCTGGGCTGCCTGAAGGCCGCCGCCCATACACTTTGGGCAGCACTCTGTCGTCTCTCCGTGCGGCTCCTGGTACAGATACGGTTCGTCGAACACATGGCCGCACTCTACGCATTTATACATTGACTTTTCCTCCAAACCCGCTTACAATAGCGGTGTACTGATTTGGTCTTTCGACCAGTCCGCCGCTTTCAGAGCCTCCAACTCTGAGAGCGGCTTTTTTATTCGTAGTAACAGCTGATTGCCAGCCCAAGAAATGCCAAAACATTTGCTGCAAATCCCCCGATCATATGGCCTGTCACCGTCAGGGCAAGGCCTGTCAGGCCGGCCAATACCAGAATCATAAATCCCACGATCTGTTTTTCTGCCCGCGACACATATCTCTGCGATTTCTTCTTCAGCCGCCGGTCCACTTTCCGTTTCAGCGCCTCCAGATTCCGCTTTTCCTCATGGTTCCGGTTCACAATGCGAATCACATCCTGATCCATCCATTCCTGTGTCATTCGGTTTCCCTCCTTTTGTAGGTTTCCATGATGCTTAAAATCTTGTCGAATACCTCCCGCATCTCTTCTTCCTGCTCTGCTGGGAGCTTTGCAACCGCATCCACGCCATATACCGCCCGCAGCAGCGTCCCCATTGCGTTCTGAATCGGATAGCCGTATTTACAGCTGACCGTGGTCTGTCCGCCTGTGCTATAGTGGTAGATGTGTTCATAATCAAATGCATCCATCCGCTCCCGATATGGCTCATATACCCGCTGATAGGTGGTGCGGTTCCGCTTCTTCTCTTGTTCCCGCTGCTCCAAAAACGCTAAAATCTCTGCTTTCATCTCTGCCGTCATTGCCATTTCCTTGTTGCCTCCCTCGTTCGTTCGTGTTATGCTTTAACTGAATAGGTCTTTGAAGTCCCGGTAAGATTTCACCCGCAGCGCGTCCGCAATTCGGATTGCCACATCCGATTTGGGCTTTCGCCCTGCTTCGTAGTTCTGATATGCCCGTTCTGTAATGTTGGCCTTTTCCGCAACTTCCACTTGCGTCAGGCCTATTTTGTTACGCGCTTCAATCAGCTTTATATTCTTCATCACCCACTCACTTTCCAGATTTAACACACTCATTTGTGCGTGTTATGGCATTATAATAACACACTCATTTGTGCGTGTCAGCATCTTCTTTTTAGGAGGTTTCGACATGAACGATTTTGGTTCTAGGCTAAAGGAAATTCGTAAAAATCAGGGAGTTACCCAAAAGCAAGTGGCTGTCGCCATTGGTGCAAGTGAACGCGGAATACAGAACTATGAACTAAATGAAAGAAAGCCTGCTTTTGATGTCCTTATCGCCCTGGCGGACTATTTTGATGTGTCCCTGGATTATTTGGTTGGCCGGTCGGACGACCCCAGGAGGTTGCCATGAACGACTTTTCCAACCTCAATAGCGCCCGCTCTGTTGCAGAATCCGAATCCAATTATCCAAATTCTCCCGAAGGAAAGGTGATAACATCATTAGAGGAAACTGCAAAAAATACGCGGGAATTGCAGGAATTGCGGCGTATTGCCAATGCTGCACAACAGCAGGCAGAACTTTCAATGAGTGCGGCAGAGGCCTCTAAAAAGGATGCTCGTTTTTCAAAGCGTTGCTCTATCTTCTCTTTGCTTATTGGTATAGCAGGAGTCATTATTGCGCTTATCTCACTTTTTATCGAGTAGTACTTTACTCAAGTGTTGTCCGTGCCCATCCATTCATTGCTCATCTTGCTTCACCTCAATGGAATAAATCACAGTTCAATCTGTGTGCCCCCGATAAAATGGGTATGTACCCATTCCTCCACCCCGTTCGAGTCGATCAGGACCCTGCCGCCAAGCCTGATACACGGGAAATCCGCCCGGTGCGTCAGCCGCCGTGCGAGCGGCACGGAGATTCCGAGCTTCTGTGCGGTCTCCTCCACCGTCAGCGTGAGCTTGCGTTCCTTTTCAAGCGCACGCACAATCCGCGCGACGATCTCTTCTGTTGTCATCTCTTTGGTTTTCTCTTTTTCCTCCATTTGTTTTTCCTCCTTTTTTGTAGATTCTCTTGCACTTTCAACTGTTTGCGGTAGAATAAAGCCGTCCGGACAATCTGTATCCCGGGAACACTGAAAGGGGGGTGATGCCTTGTGATCGGAGATAGCGGCGCTGTCATTGACTTTGTCTTTGCTTACGCACTATTCCTTTTCAAGGCCGCGACCCTTGCCGCGCCCACTGGGAGCCACACCAGCCCCGCACCGGTTCTGCTTCCCACGGCAGACGCGTCGCGTGCGTAGGTGCGGGCGGAATGCCGATAAAAGCCTTATTGCCAGTAAGGCAACGGATATATCCGACACAGGCGGGGCCGCCGGGTTCATCCCGTGACGGCCACAGCGATAAGCAAGTGGCAGTACCTATATTCGATTTCGGCAAATCGGGCGAAAGTGTGCATCAAGGCCCTCTCGTTGGCATCGGGAGGGCTTTGACCTTGCCCGAACGGCTTTACTCTGCCGCAAACATGCTTGCTCCCCTGTTTCCTCCGTGCTAAAATGGCGTCGAAAGGGGTTTTTTGATATGACAGACTTTGAGTATCAAATCCTGTGTTACATTCGCAGTAAAGGTACATGCAAATGGCTGGATGTATTAAATGCATTTAACCCGCAAACGCTCTGCAACTGTACCCATGCGCTCATGGCCTCCATGTGTGAGACCGGTTTCATAAAGGCTGTGCCGCCGGATGACCTCTGCAACGCTTCCGTTTCGCTTCACCCTGCGGCCATGGCCGCCATTGAACGATATGAGCAGCAGCTAGAAGAACTGCGCCAGAAGGCAGCCCAGGAAGAATGCCGCCGCCGAGATGATCGCAATTTTGCATTGAAAGTGGCCCTTGCTTCTGCGGTCGTTGGCGCACTCCTCGGCAACCTTCCGTACCTCATTCAGCTCATCCGTGATCTGTGCGTTTAAGTTCCGGTCAAACCGCGCCCAGAATCGTTCAAACGGCTCTGCGTCAATGCCGCCGTTTTCATCCCGCGGGATGATTCCCTCCTCAACCAGCGCAATCAATGCAGCGCCTTTTAATGTAAGCGTCAGGCGGCTGTTTTTTATACTTTCCATCCAATCATCCCCATTGCCTTGTTTATGGTCTCCTTTGGGCCAAAAAAGAGGTGTACCAATATGCTTGCAGTTGAATACGATCTTCTAAAATACATCCATGAAAATCAGCCTTGCGCCTGGATTGATGTGCTGAATCACTTCAACCCGGAGAGCTGCTGCAATTTCACAGACGAGCTGCTCCGTCTCCTGCTGCATGAAAATCTGATCGCAACGGAGCCCCCGACGAATTCCCCGCCCATCTGCTCTGTTCGTCTGCAACAGCATACAATCCGCTTACTGGCACAGTTCGAGCAGAATCAGCAAGAGAAGGAGAAGGCCGCAAAGAAAAATAAACGGGAGAAATATCAGGATCATCTCTTTAGCGTCTTCATAGCATTCTTTTCTGCGTTCCTTGGCTTCCTGTTCGCGCACTTTGAAAAATTCATAGACCTGCTGCTCCAGACTTAGAGATATGTCGGGCTCAATATAATCCCAGAATCGCTCAAATTTTTCTGTGTCGATGGACCCGTCCTCTCCGCGCTCAATCAGCCCGCTTTCCACAAGTCCAATCAGTACACTGCCTTTCATCGTCGCCGAAGCACGGTACTTGTTTACAGCGTTTCTGTTGTCTGCCATATTCCCCATTTTTTCACTTACCTTTATGTCCCCTTTATTGGACACCATTGGTGCTATTCTGGTCTTGTTCAGAAGAGTCCTCATAAAACCGTGTCCAGTTAAATCCCAAAGCGTGTGCAATTTCCTTTGCAATCGGGACTCCCAACGGTCGTCCGCGTGCGCCGGTCTCGATACTGGCATAATAGCTCTGGCTGATTCCCGCCATATCCGCAACCGCTTGCTGGCTCAACCCGTATTTGTTGCGGATATCCGATAACCACTTCCGTTCCATTTTCTCACCTCACATTTTTAATTTCATCTTGTGTTTATATTATCACTTCATTTCGTGTTTGTCAACACATTATGAAATTATTTTTAAAGTTATTTGATTACAACTTGCAATTATCAAATATATGTGCTTCTATTTAATTGCAAGAGGTGATTAGAAATGTTTCCAACAAAGCTGCGGGAACTGCGGGAGGCAGCAGGTTACAAGTCCCAGCAGGCATTTGCAGATGCTTTCGGCATTGCACAGTCTACGGTAGGTAACTGGGAAGCCGGAAAGCGTGAGCCGAATTATACAACTACTAAGAAGCTGGCTGATTTTTTCCATGTCCCCATTGACTATCTGATTGGGTCTATGAAGGCACAGCCATATTCCGAGCAGACCAGTAAAAAAATCTGCGCTGAAATTGCAGACGCCTATCAAAAAACACCCGAAAAATTTCAGGGTTTTGTGGTGCCATATGAGATTTGGGACGAGATTCTCGCAGGAACCTATCAGTTCAACACTGTCACCTTCCCGCAATTTTCCGAGATTATCGGAAAGACTCTGGAGGATATCATCGTGCCTGATGCTACGGACGATGAGGCCCAATTGAAAGCCGCCTTTTTTGACGGTTATTCCGACGATCTGTCTCAGCAGGAAATAGATGAATATTGGAACGATGCCAAGGAATATCTGCGTTTTAAGATTGAACGGCGGAAAAAGAGAAAGGGATAGATTATGGTCAGGTCTGCCAGCCTATATCAGTATGCTGAACAACAGAATATCGATGTAGACTGGTTTCCGCTTGTCCGCGCAGACTCTCTGTCCATCCCATTGGGGGACGAAATCTATGGAATCGCAATTGATCCGAAAAAGATAAAATCCGAAGCGGATGAAACGGTGAAACTGGCCCATGAGCTCGGCCACTGTTCCACAGGTGCTTTTTATAATCGTTGGGCAACTTGTGATATTCGCCAAAAGCACGAACAGTGTGCCGACAAATGGGCAATCAAAAAGCTCATCCCGGTGGATGAGCTGGATGAAGCAGTCGCCGCAGGCCATACCGAGCTATGGGAACTGGCCGACTACTTCGGTGTGACAGAAGAGTTTATGAAAAAGGCCGTCTGCTGGTACACACATGGAAATCTGGCGGCGGATCTATATTTTTGATGGTGTGAGCAGTTATGGAGATATTGATATTTATTGTTGTTCTGGCAGTTGCCTTTGTCATAGGCGTGTTCGGTTTCTGCCAAATCATAGGAAGCTTTCAGAATTTCCATATCCGTGGTGTTGGAATGACTGCATTTACAATCATTTTGTGGGCAGTCATTTTAATTGCAAGTTTCTTTGCGGCAAAATCCTTTTTTGCAGATCAATTGATTGCATATTACATCGGAACCGGCGCGTCTTTTCTTATGTCTTTGAAAGCCGGAAAAATTCAGTAGGATGTGAGTGCCATGTTTGGGTTGTCACCAAGAAAAAGCATATCTTCTGGAATTCTAAAAGAATGTGAAAACAATTTAGGCGTGTATAGAGATGGGCTTATTCCCCTGATAAAATCCGAAAATTACTCTGAGGCATCATATAATGAAGCCAGAAAGAATTATTTTAATGCTGTATTTGATTCTCTCTGGAACGCCTTTGCCCTAATCGCACCCACTGTCGATCAACGCATTAGATTGGTATTTTTGTGTCCGGAAATTTCCGGGCTCCCTCCGGAAATAACCGATCAATATTTATTAGAAAATGGGATTTCGGCCGGATGCTCGTTTGCTATTCTCTATTATGCAATCACAAATAAGCCTGTTAAAAGTACCAAAGATTTTCGGACAATGTCCATGTTAAATCACGCTCAAAATAAACTTATGGAACAAATTATTGATGGGCTAGGTCAAATAAAGGGCAGGATATGAAAGTATTTTAAAATGCGAGGAGGCCGGACATGGAAGAACTCTATACGCAACTCGCCGCCCTGGCGCAGCAATACGGAGCGAAGCGGCTGGTGCTGTTCGGCTCCCGCGCCAGAGGGGATCACCACGAACGCAGTGACATTGACCTGGCTGTTTACGGTATGCCGGAGCAAAACCGTGGGGCCTTCTGGCTGGAAGCCGAGGAGCTGCCCACGCTGCTCAAGCTGGACATCGTGCATATCTCGTCTGGAATGAATCCCAAATTTTTACACAATATCGAAAAGGACGGTGTAGCCCTTTATGATTCAGAAGCTTGAAAACTACTGCAAAGCTGTGGAGCGGCTCAACGAGGCGTTATCCGATTTTGCCCAGCACCCGGACTCTACCGTTATTCGGGACGGCGTGATTCAGCGTTTTGAGTTCACATTTGAGCTGGCTTGGAAATCTTTAAAAGAGTATCTGGAGGACCAGGGTGCCGATATGAGCGGTATCGTCCTCTCAAAGCAGGTGTTCAAAGCCGCCTACGCCGCGCAGATCATCCATGACGAGCGCGTTTGGCTTGATATGCTTGCCTCCCGCAATATCACATCCCATGTGTATGATGACAAGCAGGCGGCCCAGGTTGTGGCAGATATTTGCGACCGCTATGTTGCCCCCCTTGCTGCCCTTGCAGCGCTTTACAAAGGAAAATAAAAACCCGCCCTGGTGTTGGTAGCACCAGGGCGGGTATGGGCAGAGTAAAACCATGTGGAAGCGGAATTACTGTGCCCTTTTATTGTATCACACCGTTTTCGGTGTGGCAAGAGAAAGGAGAAAATATGGCAGGCAGAAACGCTGCCGGCGGCGGCAGCATTCGGAAGAAAACTGTTATACGCAACGGGAAAGAGTATCAGTACTGGGAAGCACGCGTCACTGTTGGACATGATCCGGCAACCGGAAAACAGATTCAAAAATCATTTACCGCCAAGACGCAGCGGGAAGTCCGCGAAAAAATGAACAAAGCAGCGGTGGAAGTAACGGAGGGCTCCTATAAAGAAGAATCCCGTATAACAGTAAAAGAGTGGGCAGATATATGGTTAGACAATTATCTGCTGCAGGTAAAGCCGACCACGAAAGTGCAGTATAAAACAGTTGCGAAAAATCACATTATCCCAGCTTTGGGGAGATGCAAGCTTGCAGATTTGAAGCCATATATGATCCAGAAGCTTTATAATGATCTGTCGGGAGAGCTGTCCGTTGCCACTGTTAGATCCGTAGCACATATCTTGCGTGCAATGCTGGAATGCGCCGTAAAGAATGATATGATAAAATCAAACCCTGCAGTCAATTGTGTAATGCCGAAAAAGGAGAAATCGGATATTCAGGTGTTGAGTGGAGACGAGATCCCCGCATTTCTTGAGGCTGTAAAAGGGAATAAACTGGAGCTTTTATTTAAAGTAGCGCTATTTACAGGAATGCGTGCAGGTGAAATCCTTGGGCTGTCATGGGATGAGATAGATTTTGACCGCGGAGAAATCGAAATCCGGCAACAATTGCAGCTTGTTGGGAAGGAAAAGATGCTGTTATCTCCAAAAAGCGGAAAGTCTCGCCTTCTTCACCCGGCGCCAATTGTCATGGAGTTTTTAAAAGCCCAGAAGAAACTGCAGGACAGCAAGCGGGCCGCAGCAGGGCGGTACTGGAGCGAAAAAGGACTTGTGTTTACTTCGGAAACAGGAGGCGAATTGTCAAGGACGGCGATCAGGATTCATTTTAAGAAGGCTGTATCGAAAATCGGAAGGCCCGAGATGAGATTTCATGATTTAAGACATTCCTATGCCGTTGCATCTATCCAGGCTGGGGATGATATCAAAACTATACAGGAGAATCTTGGACATTCAACCGCTGCTTTCACAATGGATATCTACCTCCATGTAACTGATCATATGAAGGTCGATAGCTCCAATAGAATGCAGCGTTATATTGAACAGCTCATAAGGGAAAAATAAGTGAAAATCAGGAAATAAACCGTTGAAAACACTATGAATTCAAGTGTTTTCAACGGTTTTTTAAGTCCATGAATATTATGTTATTCATTCCAAGATGAAAAAAACATGCGGGAAATGTTATAAAATAGCACTATTTCAGCACTAAAGTTAAAACATTTTCCGCATATTTTATGAACCGATTGAAAATAAATGAAACAGTAGTACGGGAAAAAATAAGGGGAAATTATTTCATGGCCTGTGCCAGTTTTTTGAGTAAGTCCTATAATGAACCCCCTTTGTGTGCTGGCCACACACCAAGGGGGGGGAGATGAAAGATTACAGATTAATTTTTCTCTACCCAGATACGAAAAGCACGCTTTCCATAATTGCTAGCATAGAGACGCTCTCCATTCTTAGTAGTAATCCATTTACGGAAAATCCACATATTTTGGCTCTCCTTTCATGCAAAATATCTATAT